GACGAGCTTGCAGCGGAACGGCCCACCCTCGAGCAGCTTCGCGACTGTCGCGCGTCGTGCCACCTATCGCTCCTTGAACCTCGGCAGCTGCTCGAGAACGCGCCGCTCGACGTCGTGCGGCAGCGTCCAGAGTCCCTGCATTCCGCGAGCGGGGATCGGCTCGTCGAGCGCGGCGACCTCGGTCAGCACCCACCCGTACGGCCCGTTGAACCACGGGTTGTCGATCACGTTGCGATCGGCGCGTGGGTCGCTCTCGTCGACGACGCTGCCGACGACCATGACGCCGACAATGCCGAGCGGCGAGTCGTCTGGATGCGGCGGGTCGTAGAGCTTGCTCAGTCGCATCGACTCCGCCGCCTCGATGTCGTAGCGCTTGCCCGCGTGGACGGCGATCGGCTTGCCGATCATGTGCGGCCATAGCGCCCACGGCCTGTTCTCGATCCGCTTGCTGCCGTGGACGATCGCCTGCTCCCACGGACGCCAAAGAGTAATCGCCTTCATCCTCATCTGCTTCTCCTTCTGCTACCTGTACGGGAGCGGCTGCGTGCTCGCCCGCATGAACAGCGGGTGTCGCGGCTGCCCTTCTTTCGTGAGTCCGAGGCACCACAGATCGACGTCCTCGAGTAGCTCGCGAAGCTGCTCGTCGCGCTGCCGGTGCGTGCCGTGGACTCCCCACGCGACGACGACGAAGTCGGCGCGGCTTGCCGTGTCGAGGATCGCCTCGTCGTTGCCTGGGCCGACCGGGTCGTCCGCTGCCTTCATGTCGCGCGGGTCGGTGGCTCGATAGCCAAACGCGTTGAGCATGTGCATCGTGCCGTATCCCCACTCGCGCGCGAAACGGAGACACCTTCGGATGGTCGGGTCGTTCTTCTTCTCGTCGGCTGTGGACGGGTTGAGCGCGACGAATGCGATCGTCGGCTTACCGCGATCCCACACCCGCCACAGGTCGTAGCGCCAGCGACGGCACGGTGAGAACGACGCGCCGCGCGCGTCCGCGATGTCGATCACCCCCGTCACCGTTTATTCGGTGGGCGTCATCCCGAGAAAGCCTACTGTGCATATGCCTTCGGGGATCGCCATCTGCCTGACGTTCTCATCGGCGACTGCGTTCGCCGCGACGGTCGGCTCGTTCCAGAGCTGACCCGGTACGCCGTCCTCGCTGACGAAGAATCCGGCGAGGTTCGTAACGTCGGGATCTAGGCCTGCCATGAACGGGATCACCATCTCCGGCGGGTCGACTCCGAGTTCGATGTCGCCCTCGTCCCACATGAACACGAACGCGCGCGCGCTTCCCACCATGTTGTCTTGTGACGTAATGACGAGCTGCACGATCTCGATCGGCCGGTTGAACACGTCGGCGTAGACGGCCTCGCGAATGTCGTTGTTACCAAGCGGCAACTGATCGAACGGCCAGCGCTGGCCTCCTGCGCCTTGATTGAAAGATGCCATTCCAGTCATCTCCTCTCTCTACTTGGGGAATATCCCGTACGTGACACGCACGGGGTTCGGACACGAGTCGGTTCCGCCTTTCCCCGGCTCCGCGTGCACGATGTAGCTCAGGTAATCGACCACCGCCTTGACGAAGAACTCGGTCACGGTGCCGGGCTTCGCGCGCAGCACCATGACCGGCGGCGTGACGCCGACGTCCGGCGTGTCGTCGTCGTAGAACTTGATGTACGCCATCGTCTCGGGGTTTTCCGAATTGTCGATCCTGACGCCTGTGATCCAAACGGCGTCACCCTGCGTAATGTCTTGCCGAAGCTGCCGAGCGTCCTCGTCGTCGACGACTGATTGCGCCGGCGGCGCTCCCAGAAACGTCTGAACGACGCCGTCGACGCCTTCGATCTTTGTCGGTCCTGCCATGTCGTGTTCCTCCTTTGAACTTCGATGCTACCATCGCCGGGCGACTCGCTCAATGACTAGACGCATTGCTGCTGCTGTTCGTCGTGCCACTGTTCGATCGCCTTGGCGATCGCCTCCTGCTGCCTGTCTTCTGGTCCGTCGTACTCGACGACTCGTGGGGCTGTCCGTTCGCCTTCTGCGCAGTGGCGCTGTGACTCGATAACGACGGTCCAGTCTGACATGGCTCCTCCTCTTGTCCGAAGACGGTGAAGCATCCGCGCGAGAGCAGAGCGACGAGCGCCGCCAGCGCGAACGGGTAGAAGAACAGGGCAGCTTCACCTCGGGTCATGCTGCCTCCGAATGGACGACGGCCGCGGTTGCGGTCGCCGTTTGTGTTGTGCGGGGTTGAGCTAGCGAGAGGCGCGGTCGACGTCGACGGGGAGCGGGACAGCGACGAAGACACCGGGCATGTCGGTCGGCTTGTACGCCATGAGCTTGCCGCTGCGCGGCTCGAAGGGGACGACGCCCGGCGTGCGCACGTCGGTGTAGGTCTTCCAGCTCGCGACCTCTTGCACCGTCGAGCGAGCGATGCCGAGTGACTCGGAGATCGCCGCGATGCTCATATGGTTCTCGTACATGCGCCGGATGGCGCGGACCTGAACGGCTGTCAGCGAGCGGCGGCGCGACATCAGCACACCCCCTGCATCTCGAGCCCGGCGTACTTCTGAGCGGCCTCATCGCTCCAGACAATCGTCGCCTCGGGGGCCAGCTCGCCCTCGAACAGAGCCATGAGCGCGTCGAGCAGCTCGCCACCGAACGCCTTGACGTCCCACAGCGAGGCGCACCCGCTGGCGAGGACGTCGAAGTCGCCATCCATGTCGTTCTGCTGGCGGCAGTCGTTGAGGTCGGCGTACACGTCGAAGTGTCCGTCGTCGAACTCGCAGACGACGAACGTGTGGTCGCTGGCCATGAGCGAGAGCAGCTCGGCCATCTTGCTGACGGGCGTCGTGCTGGTGTGAAATGCGCCCCCGGCGGTGACGATCTCGAATCCCTTGGTCTTGCTGGTGTCCATCTTGTTGCCTCCGTTGTTTGTTGAAACCCTAACCATGCTTTGATCATCGGATTTATCCGGTCGATTCGCAACAGTTTTTCGGGTTTCGGAGACATTTTTTTCTTCTGTGTTTTCCGCTAGTTAGGTAGTTCGCCGTCGTTTTTCTTTCCGGTCGCTTGGGTTCGCTTGCTCCCCTTGTTGTTTTTTCTTGTCCCGCTCTCGCCCACTTGTTGCGCGGGTTTCCGAAGCTGCGCAACATTGTCGGCTGGCAAACCCGCATCCTCTCTGTCTTTCCCGTGGCGCGGTTTCTCGTCTGCTACCTGCGATGCGACCATCGACCCTGCACCGCTCAAGGTCGCGAGGTGCACGGCCAGCTCTCGCGGCGCGAAGCGTTGAGCGCCAGCTGCGAGGTTGGCGGCGACGGTCGGGATCATTCGGAGCATGTCGACGATCCGCTCCTGCCCCATCGCGCCGAAGTAGTCAGATTTCAGCCTGTCGCTGCCGTCCTCGGTGTAGATCGTTGCGAGCACCGACGCCTCGCCGGTTGCGAGCAGCTCGAACATCTCGACGAGGTGCGCGCGGGTTGCGGCTCTCTCGTCGCCCTGCGGCTTGGTTCCCCTGTCGGCCCAAGCGGTGAGCAAGTAGTCGACGAATGCGCCGACGGCTGGATTGTCACTCATGGCGCGGCCTCCTGCTGTTGTCGATCCGGCCGAACCGACAGACACGACGACACCGTCGCGGCGAACGCCGCGCAGCGGTTCGTTACGAGTTGCTGAAACCCTTGCGGGGTGCGGGTTTGCGGGTTCGTGTGTCCATGCGTTCGTCCATAGTAGCCGATCCCGTCGAAGGGATCTCTTCCTTTGTCATCGACGAGGGCGCGTGTCGATCACGTGCCATCGCGGTTTCCGCGATCTCTGCGAGAACGGGCAACACGAGGTCGCCAACGTGTGTCGGTTCGCCCATTGCGCCGCCTAGCTCTCGCACCATCCCCAGAACACCGCCGCCTTGAGCGGTGAGAGCATGTCGTCACCGAAGCGCTTGCTCGCCGCGTCGAGTCCTCGCGCGACGATCTCGTCTGCGATGACAAGCAGCGGGTGCATCGGGCCGACTACGAATGGCACACCGATCCGCGCTGCGGCGTTCACGGCGAGCCTGTAGCCGACATGCTGAATCTCCCTCGCGTCGACGTAGCCGTTGCCGTCTTGGAACGGTCGGCACTTCGCGATGGCGAGGTGCGTGCGACAGTTGATCGGGCGCGAGCGGTAGACGCTGCATCGGTCGTGCTCGAGAAACGGACACGCCTGCTTGCGCGCGGCCCACGGCTTGACTTTTGTCGATGGATGTCGCTCGAAGAACAGCCGCGCCGATTCCTCGATGGCGTCGCGGTGCCGGTCGAAGGCTGCGCGCCCCTGCTTGTTCTCGAGCAGCGCCATCGCCTCTGGAAGCGTGACGCTGACGAGGATCGTGCAGCACGCGCTGCACCCGGCCTCGCAGCCGATGTCGATGGCGCTCCGCGCCGCGTCGCACCAGCCGTCGACGGTCAGGAACGTGGCAGTCAGCTCGGTCGATGCGTTGGTCATTCGTCCATCCCGAGCGCCTGCCGTGCCGCCGCCTCGATCGCATCCCACTCTTCGAGGTCGCCGTACTGCCGAGGGGCGCGGCCCGTGTCGACGTCGTGTTCGCGGCGTCGCGCTCGCCAGCGTGCGACCCGTTCGACGAAGCGGTAGAGCGCCTTCGCGCGCTCGATGGCGTCGTCGTAGCCGTGAGTCTCTGCCCGCTGGTCGTCGCCCCACAGTGCGTCGCAGACGTCGGCGAGCAAGCCGGCCGTCTCGGTGTCCTCTTCGTGCTGGCGAGCGAGCGAGTCGATCTTCGCGTTGGCGATCTCGAGCATGCGGAACCACTCGCCGTACACGCCTCCGTCCCACTCGGCCAGTTCGAGTTCGTCGGCACCGTAGAGCTCAAGCGCCCTGCGCTGCGCGTTGACCATTCCGGCCCACGCTTCCATGACGGCGGTGTCGTGGCACTCGCTCATGCCGGGGAGCGCCTGCACCGCCTCGGCCATCTTGGTTCCGGCCCGCGCGAGCAGCTGCGCGATGCGCGGCTCGTTGTCCTGCTCTGCGCCGAGCGCGACGTGCTTCACGCGTGAAGCGGCTTCGAGCGATCGGCCTGCGATACTGACGAGCATCTTGCGCTCGGCGACGAGAGCGGCCTTGCTCGGCTCGCGGTCCGGTGCGGCGGCGACGCGCTTGATGTAGTAGCCGCGCGAGTGCCCGCTCGGCGTGTACTCGAGCAAGCCCCACCCTTCGGGCACCTCCGACTTGTCGACGAGCGCGGGCGGCGTCAGGAACCACCGCTCGTGTCCGACGCCGTTGCCGGCGCGCTCGTGCGGCTTGTTCGCGTTGGCAAAGAAGTCGTCGCGCGAGGTCTTGGCTTCGACGACCGTGCAGCGTCCCCAGCCGGTCCACCCGATCGCGTCGGGCGTCTCGCTGGCGTTCGTCTGTAGCTCGGTGCCGACGACGCGATGGTTGCGCTTGAGCCACGCAGCCGCGGCCTTGACGAGTGTGTCGTGCTTCACGCGCTCCTCCTTGCGGCCATCCACTTCTGAAACCACCGCTCGCTCTCTCCGTGCAGCGTGCAGTGTCCGTGTTCGTGACCGGGGCGCACGTCGACGCCTGCTCGGCGGTGGACGATGAGCCACGGCTCGCCCTGCACCTTGCGCTTCATGCGCAATACCTCGTAGTCGCCGCGGACGGGGAACTCGATCCATCCCTGCTCGGCGAGCCAGCGGGCGAACGCGGTGAGCTTGTTTGCGTGGAGTTGATGCCGACTCATGCTTCGCCCTGGGTGATCACGCCGTCGAAGCGGCCCCTCGTGGTCATGCCAGGCGGAAGCTCGATCGGTGCGACCTCCACCACCTTGCCGAACTGGTCGCGGACGATCTCGCCCATGCGATAGCACTCGCCGGTTCGCCCCTGCGCGTGGACCAACAGGATCTCCTTGCGACCCGGCGCGTGCTCGAGTCCTTCCTTGTCGTAGCGCTCGCGCGCTTCGTCAGCGGCTTTCCCGTCCTCGTTGCGAACGTCGAGCATCCACGCCTCGTTGATGATTGCGAGCGCGTGCGCGTCGACGTCACTGGCGTACTTGTGGATCACGTTCGCGGCGAGCTGCTTGCCGAGCGCTGCGTCCGGCATCCCGTAGAGGTTGCCGAGGTTCATCATGTGATAGCACTCGTGCGTCTGGAACACCGCCGTCGGCGGGTGTCCGCCGTCTTCCTTGGCTATCTGCACCGCGCGGCTCCACGCGATGTCGGCCAGCTCGCTGTAGTTGCGAGGCGGCGGGTCGTCGAGCGCCAGGCGTCCGCACGGTATGTCTACGAGTCCCATGTCCATGTCACCCTCCCATCGGTTCGGGTATCCACCGCCATCGGAAAGGCGGCACCCTGTTCAGTTCTCTGCCGGCGAGCACGAACGACTGAGCGAAGCGCTCGGCGTCCGGCGACACCGGGCTGTTCGGGAAGTCCTCGGCGGTGGCCCACCCTATGATGTGCGCGACGTTGTTCTCGAGGTCGACGACGACGAGCACGTACACCCAATCGGCGTGCCACTCGCGCGTGTGAACGGCGAGGCGGTAGTCGAGCAGGTCGCGCGATCCACCGAGTAGCCGTGCCGCCTTGACGTCGAGGTTCAACCCCGTGAAGTCGTAGCCGCCGTCACCAGAGCCGCGATACAAGTTCGCGTAAAACTGGTTCACCAAGTAGTCGCCGACATGCCCACGCAGGTAGCGGTTCACCGCGATCATCCCGATCTGCCCGACGAGGTTGTCGAGGTACAGTCGCTCGCCGCGCTCGTCGTCACGTCGGACGTTGGACGCACCGCCCTTGCAACAGGCGCGGGTCTGCGCCTCCGCGAGCCGCCTCGTCTCTTCCGAGATCCCGACGCGGACAACGTGTCGAGCTTCGACGGGCATCAGCCGAGAAACCGCTCCAGCGCCGCGTCGCTGAACTCGAGGTCGTCGCCGTGTTCGTCGTACAGCTCCTGCAACCGCTCGCGCGTGATCTCCTCGAACGTGAAAAAGAAGAACTTACCCTTGGCCTCGGCCCGCGTGTCGAATACGCGCTTGCCGATGGTCGGAATGTCGAGATACCAGAACGTCTCCATGATCGCCTCCTCAGTGAAGTGTGCCGTTCTTCTTCGACTCCGCTGCCGCACGCGCCGCGCGGCATTCCTCGCAGTCGCAACTGTCGGACGCCTTCTTCGCGCCGAGCACCGCCGCGACCGCCTCGAGCGGGTCGAGCATCCTGATCGTCGCCGACGGCTCTGCGTCCATCGCCGCCATGAGCAAGCGATCGACTGCCTCCTTCGCCGCGTGGTACGTCGCGGGCAGCATCTTCTTCGAGGCAGAACCGAGCAGCACCGAGTTGCCAGCGTAGGCACCCTCGCCGTCGGCGAGCTTCTGCTCGGTGCGCGTGGCGAGGTTGAGCGGCACGTCGGCGGAGTCGACCATCGTCGTGACGAGCGTCGAGCGCGAGTGCGCGATCAGCATGAGTACGTCGGCGACGTTGTTCCTGTAGGCGAGAGTCTCGTCGGAGTCCGGCTCGTCCCCTCGCTCCTCCGCGTGATCGATAAAGCGTTGCGCCATGTGACCAGCGAGCACCATCACCGCCTCGATGACGTCGGTCGACATCTGGATCGGCTCGAACCGTTCGCGCGCCTTCTTGCTCCCCCACTTGTACTCGGTCGTGTCCATGTTCCGTGCCTTTCCTGCGGGAGCGCAAACTCGCGGACGCCCGCAATTTGTTGGTCGGCGGCTGGCGCCGCCTAGAACTTGGGATTCCTACGCCCCTTGCGGTCGTGCCACTCCTCCGTTCCTTCGACCGCGCCACAGAGGTTGCAGACCATGACGCCGTCGGCGTTGCCGTCCGATGTCGGGTGCGTGCAGTAGCCGCAGCCGGGCGGAAAGTCTTCGAGCTGCGCCGACTCGTCGGGGTCGAGGTGCGCGACGACACCGAAGCCGTCGAAGTCGGGTACGAGCAAGCCACAGCCCGGACAGTTGAGCAGCGGCACCTCGTCCTCGTACCTGGCGATCGTCCTCCGGTCGATGAGCGCGCGACTGACGTCTTGCGGGTTCGTGATCTTGATCGGGCCGATGGTCATCGTCGTTTCCTCCTGCGCTGGCGCACTGGTGCGATGCGCCACTTCTCCGGCGACGTGCCGATGCGTTTCTCGCGCGCGGCGTCGAGTTGAGCGAGAGCAGAGGTCATGCCTTCACCCGCGCCCTCGACCGATGCGTTGCAGGTCGTGCATCGCATCCGTAGGTACACGAGGCCCGCTGCTCGAGCCTTCGGTTCGGTCGTCTCGTAGATAGCGACGAGCCTCGCACAGAACGGGCATTGTCGATGCTGGTTCAACCCTCGGCCTCCCACGCCGCCACGAGTTCGGGCCAGCGCGCGAAAACCCACGCGGGGAGCTGCTGATCGTCGCGCTGCTTAAACCTGGCGTCGCACTCGGCCTGAAACGACGCGCTGCTCGCGATCCGTTTCGCGATTGCTGTCGTCATGTACTTGCCGTCGGGTAGTATCCCGATGCGCCAGTAGTCGAGTCGGTCTGCATCCCAGCAGACCGCGACGCGCGGATCGTCTGCGAGGTTGCCTGCGTTGTGAAGTGAGAGCGCGACGACGAGCGCGTACTCGTCCGACGGTCCGATCCGAAGCTGCGGCAGCAGCTTGCGAAAGAATGTTACCGCCCTCGTGCCGTGTCGCGGATCGCCTAGCTCGGTTTCCCTGCACGAGTCGTGCAGCAGAGCGAATACCTCGACGAGGTGCGGGCTGACGCCGCTGGCGCGCGCGAGCTTGAGTCCTCGCTCGAGCACTCGCGCCCAATGCGCGAGGCCGTGATCGCCGCGCAGCGACAAGCGGTACTGCTCGATGACTGCGGACAGTGCCTCGCTTTGATTTGTGATCGTGGTCTTCTCCATGTCGTGTCCTCTGGTGCTCAGTGGGTTGACGACGCCGCGCCGCGTGCTCGCACCGGATAGACCGGGATGGCGACGAGGCGGATTGACCGGATCGCCTGACGGTGTTCGTCGTGTCCCGTTGCTGGTGCTGGACCGGCCAAGAGGCGGTGCGGGGGCCAGGGACAGCCCCCGGCGGTGCTAGGTCGTGCGTCCATGTCTATATCAGTTTACCCGCATGAACACTGGTTTTCCACGATATAGGCGGAGGTGCGGAGCAGGGTCAGATTTTCAGTTCGGCCTCGGTGGCTTGGACCGGGATCGGGGGGCGCTCGGCGTCCACGAAGTAAACCGGCTCGCCGTCCGCGTCGTGACGGATCGTCTTGACGACTGCCTTCACCCCGTTATCGTTGAACTGCTGCGACCAGGCGTTCACCAGGCGCACCTCGTCTCCCTCTTTGAACTTCGGCTCCTGCTTCTTGGGCTGCTTGTTCTCGTCGGTCATCTTGTCCTCCAAGTTGTGCTGCGGTGATCGCCCGCAGTCTATCACGGTTTCCTGTTCCGTGTACCCGTTTCCTATTTCCCCGCGCACGCTTCGCAGACGACGACCTTCGGGTCGACGATCGACTGTGCGTGGCGATGCACCGCGGCTTCGTCTGTTGTGTACGACTCGACGAAGGTCGAGCCGCAGCCGGCGCACACGAGCGCGATGCTGTGCTCCTTCGGATGGTCTGCGAACACGTGCGGGTGAACGATCTTTGGCGGTGTGTCCCACTGTAGCTTGATGTCGAGTCCCTGCGTCTGCGCGCCGTGTCCCGTGCCGTGCATGTCGCCGTCGACGAGTCCGTCTGCGATCAACTCGTTGACCGCCTGCCACACAACGTGCAGCAGATGGTTGCGCCGCATCGTCTTGTCGAGCTGCTTCTTCATCCGGTTGCTTCTTTCCTGTGATGTCTCCGGTTTTAGCGTCTCGCACCTTGCGTTGTAGTGCTGCGGCGGGTTGATCTGCTGCGCCATCTGGAACACGGCCTCTTCGAGCATCTCTTTCGTGAGTTGTCCGCCGTCGCAGTAGTCGACCACCTTCGCGGGAAGCTCGACGCGCACCTCGCTGACGTACGTCTGGTGCTTGAGAGGTGCGCCGTCGAGCGAACCCTCGCGGTAGAGGACTGCCTGATCGCCGTCGGTCATTCCTGGCCGAGCTGCTCGAGCATGTAGTCGTAGTCGGGTTCGCCGCGCCGAAGCATGGCGAGTCGGCCCGACTTGAATACCCGCGCCTTCGGGACGGAGCCGGCGCGCGGCGGCGCGGCCTTGAGCACGCCCATGTCGATCCGGCTCTGCATGAAGTCGCGCACCTCGTCGTCGACGACCGCGTTCGGTGTGTCGGTCCCCTCGTACTTGGCGAGGTGCGCCTTCATCTCTGCGGCGAATGCTTCGACGGACTCCTTGGTCGTTGGCGCGAGGTTGCAGTACTCGAATTCCTCCGGCACGACGGCGAGCAGCTTCGCCTTGTCGAGCACGGTGCGAAGCGTGGCGGCTGCTTCCCGCTGCCGTCGTTGGAAGCGCTTGCGCTGCAGCTCGGCCTGCGCGAGTCGGCGCGGTGATGCCGCCTTCGGGTGAATGCCGAACTTGTTGTAGAACTTGACCGCCTCGGCCGCCTCCTCCTTGCGCTTCTCTGCCGCGCGCAGCCTGCGGGCCTCCCGCGCCTTCTGCGATTTCCGCCTGCTCATGATCACTCCTTGTTGATGACGACGCGCTCGCCGTCGGTGCTGCTGAACTCGGGCTTCTGCCACGCGGCGTTGATCTCCCAATACAGCCGAGAGATGCGGCCGTACTTCTTGCGGATCTTGGCGTCGACTTCCTCACCGTTCCAGAACATTACCGCGTACTCCTGCGCGTCGGTCTTGCCGTGCGCGAAGCTCGGGCGCTTCGACAAGATGTGCACCTCTGCGGGCGGGCGCTCGAGAAAGAACTTCGCCCGACCCTGCGAAGCGAGGAACGACATCTTCATCAGGAACGCCGCGACACCGCGCGGTGCGAGCAGGTCGAGCGAGCGGATGATAAACTCCTCGCCGATGACGAAGGGCGGGTTCGTGGCGATGACGTCGTACTTCTGCCCGTAGATCACCGGGTCGGCCCGTTCGGGCATGCACACGAAGTCGGTGCCGGGGATCACAGTGACGTCGCCGTGCTTCGGAACCTCACGCAGGTCGCAGGCGAATGCGTTGATGCCGAGCGATGCCGCCGAGCGTGCGAAGGGCGCGACGTCGCCGCATCCCGGCTCGAGCATGGCGAGGCGCGTCGTCGGCTTGCCGCAGTAGCGCTCGCTGATGCCGAGACAATGATTGACGGCCCACCAAGCGATCTCGGTCGGCGTCTCGTAATTGTCGTTCGCGATCCTGTCGTGGTGCTTCTTCATTGCCAATCCTCCTCTCCGTCTTCGTCTTCGAGTTCGGCCCACTCCTGCCGAGCGTAGGTCGTCGTGCGGTCGTGCAGCGTCTCGAGTTGCTCGCGCTCGCGCGCCTGCTCCTGCTCCTGCTCCCGAAAGGCGTCCATGTCGAGGTTGTCCTCGATCGCCGTGCGGATGATCTGCTGCAACAGTTGAGGCTTGAGCGCGTCGAGCTCTACCGCGAGAGCGCCGAAGCGCGCGACGTATTTCTTGGCGCGCGAGTCGGTCGTCTTGATAGCGTCGGGGCTGCGCGGCAGGTTGTAGGTCTTGACCTGCGCGGGCGTGAGCGCACAGCGGATTCCCTCGACGTCGTCCTCGAGATCCATCTCGACCTGTAGCGTGTGCATCATCGATGGCAGCATCTCCCACCCCGACGGGTCGAGGTCGCCGAAGTAGAGAATCTTCGTCGGCTTGCCGTGCTGCTGGTTTCGTCGGATGCGCTCGGCCGCTTGGTGAACGTAGCTCACGCTGCTGAAACCCTTGGCGACGACGACCGGCACGCAGTACTCGAACGCGATGTCGTGGCACACCCGCGAGAGCGCGTCCTTCTCCACCCACAGCTCGAGTGCGTGCGACTGCCCTTGTGCCAGGTCGCGACGATACCCGCTGAGAAATGAATCGACTTCGGTGTCGACGAATGATCCCGCCGACTCCCATCCACCGGACGTGAGCGTCGAGCGCGCGCGGTCCTCGATTGCGCGCCACGGCACGATGCCGTCGAGTCGGGCTTGCGAGAGCACGCGCGACAGCTTCTGATACTGCCCTCGGTTGTTCTCGATGACGAGTGCGGCGACGAGCTGATAGTACACCTGTCGAAGCGTCAGCGGCCAGTAGCCGCGCAGGTTATCGAGGACGTCCTTTACTTCGTCGAGGTACGCGAGCTTCGCTTCGGTCCATGTTCCTCTGTCTCTCATGCGGCACCTCCGGCTAGAAAGGGATGTCGTCGTCGTCGGGGCCGTCGTAGCCGCCACCGCCAGAGCCACCCTGCGGCTCCCCACCGCCGCCCTGCTGCCCGCTGTTGCTGCCGCCGCCCTGGTGGCTGCCGCCTCCGCCTCCGCCGCCGTAGCCGCCGCCTCCGCCCTGCTGCTGGCCACCGGGCAAGAAGTGAACGCGCTCGCCGTTGATCTCCGTCATGTACTTCTTCTGTCCGGTCTGCTGGTCGTCCCACGAGCGCGTCTGAATCTTGCCCTCGATGCCGACCATGCGACCCTTGGCGAGGTACTTCGCGCACACCTCGCCCTGCTTGCCCCACACGACGATGTTGTGCCACTCGGTGCGCTCCTGCCTATGGCCGCTGTTGTCGGTGAACTTCTCCGACGTCGCGATCGAAAAGCGACAGCGCGGTGTCCCGCTCTGCGTGTAGCTCAGGTCGGGGTCTTTGCCGAGCCTGCCGATCAAGATTGCCTTGTTCATTTCATTCCTCCGTCGTTGCGTCGTTTTTCGACGACGTGGTCCTAGCGCTGTCGAGCGCCATGTTGATCTCGCCGAGGCGCGACACGACGTCGTCGAGCATCGCTCCGGCGAGGGTTTCCAAGATCGCGAGGTGCTGCTGCGCGTCCTCGAGTGCTCCGACTCGTGAGGTGCGCAGAGCCACGGGGTCTACGGCGAACTTCGACTTCGTGTCCGCCGACATCGGATCGTCGAGAGCGACGAGCACCATCGTCTTGCCGTCGCTGTTCTGGATGCTGTCGCGGTCGGTGACGTCGACTTGCGCGATGGTCGAATCCTCGGCCTGATAGAGCCACATGCTCGTCGGCGCGCGGAACAGTCCGACGCGGGCGACGAGGCCGCACGAGCTGCACTTGCAAAGCGTGTCGTCGTTCCAGCGAAAGCCGTCGACGGTGACGAGCGCCACCGCGTCGTCGACCGACTTGACGATGACGTCGGCCTCTGCCGCGATCTTGAACGGGCCGACCTTGCCGCAGCTGTAGCAGACGAGGTCGGCCTCGGGGCCTTCGAGTTCGTAGCTGTTGGCTGGCGGATCTTTCCTGTCGGTTTCCTCGGTGTCCATCGGTGTGTCCCTCCTTGGGTCGTTCTGTGCCTGCACGACGCTTCTCGCGTCGAGTAACTACTTGCTGACTGGCCTCGTGAGCTGCTCGAGCACGACTCGTGCCGCTTCGCCGGAAGCGCGCAACGTGAGCACGCCGGGTATGTTGAGCACGAAGTCGTTGCCGGTGTCGAAGCTGTCTCGCAGCTTGTCGAGTTCGTCTCTCCAGTTGCCGTGCGCGCGTACGTGTCGCTCCTCGAGTTGTCCGATGCGCTCACGCAGGTCGCTGTTCTCCGCGTTGGCCTCGTTGAGCGAGCGCGTCAGCTCCTCCACCGACGCCGCGTGCTGCTCCGCCTCCTTGCGGGCGAGAGCGAGGTCGCGCTCGGTGCGCTCGAGTTCGGCCTTGAAGTCGTTGCTATCCATCAGTCGATCTCGATGGTCGTGCGAGCGAGGACGATCCGCATCGTCGGCTCGGTGCCGACGTTCTCGATCGCCCGCGACACCGGCTCGGCCAAAGGCTGTCCACGCGGACCTGTCGTCATGGACTGCGCCGCGCGCTGCGCGTTGGCCCTGGCCTCCTCTCGAGAGATCCGCTTCGCCGGTTTGCCCGAACTGCCGATGCTCTCTCCGGCGATTTCGGTGCCGACGATCTCGAGAAACCCATCGCAGTGCGGGCACCGCGCGAGCTGGTGGTTCTTCGCCACCTTGCCCTTCGGGTCGTACTGCTTGTCGTCGAACACGAACGCGTCGACGAATGTCTGCGCCGTGATCTTGTGCTTGCCCGGCTCCAGCTCGAGCGCACCGATGACGACGCCCTCGGTGTTGCATCTGACCTCAACCCTCTTCTTCATCTGCTACCTCCTTCTTCGCTTGTGCAGCGACGAACATAGTCACTTGGTCGCGTAGCGTGGACGCGTCGAGCGACTCAACCTCGTACCCATTGTCGGCCATGCGAACGCCGCGGTACACCCTGAAATTCTGCGCGAGCATGAGCAGCGTTCGTCCGCGATCCGTGTCGGCCGGTATCCAGCCCGAGCCGTCGCACTCGGTGCATCGGGGCGCTTCCAAGTCGGCGAGCGAGCGCAATCGAGAGTACAGCTTGTCGTAGCGGCGATGCGTGCCGTGCGCTTGATGCGTGCAGTGCATCGCGTCGAGCTGCCACGAGTACGTGCCGGGGATCGTTTTGATGATCGCAATCCTCATCCCGTCGCTGGCGATGACCGCCCTTCGTGGCGTTTCCCTCTGCTCGTTCGCCACGAGCCACGCTGCGATGTCGCCGGGCGTTCGCTCCACCCGCTCGAGCAAGACGTCGAGCAGTGTGCTCGGGTGAACGATGATCGTCGGGTGGTCGGTCACATCCGCTCCTCGTAGATTTGAAACAGCTTATCGAGTTGCGACGGCGAAAGATGATCCCAGCAATTCCGCTCGTCGATGCTCTCAATAAATTCTTGCTCCCACTGAGTGAACACCTCGGAGTCTTCTTCGTACTGCTCGCGCAGCTCCTCGATGATCCTTTCGATGACGTCCTCGTCCATATTGCCCTCAGAGTGCTCGCAGCTTGCGCTCCCAGCCGCCGCGCTTGCGAGCTATCAGCTTCGCCGCTGCGTCGAGCGGCGAGGTCACACGCCCCTGGTTTTCGTCGGTGCGGATCGATTCGCACGTTCCTGCTGGCTCGAACTGAGTGCCGCGCCAGTGATCGACGATCTCGTCGATGGTCCTTTCGTCCGACTGCATCAGTTCGGATGCGTGAACGCAAACGATCTCGAGCAGCCGCCGATGCACCTCGAGCATCTTGCGCCGAAGGTCTACGAGCTTCGCGTCCTCTGGCTCGCGGTCCTTGGCGGTGTAGCGCGACACGGTTATGTCGATCCATACCCACCGACCGTCGGCCCACCCGAGCTTGACGTACAGGTCATGCTCGTGGCTCCCGTCGTAGATCGTGATCTTGGTGTTGACCGTGTGAACGCTCTCGGCCTTGATCAACCCCTCGACCATTTCCCACTTGCGCTTGCTCATTGCCTCTCCACCGCGTACGCGCCAGCGAATCCCCCGGCCACGATTGCCGCGACGATCGCTGCGCCGCCCGTGAGCCACAGCGCGAGCTTGGTGCCGCTCCGTATCTCGAGCCTCGTTGACCGCTCCTCTTTTAAGAGCTCGACAGCGAGCAGGCGGCTCTCGTCGACTCGCTTCGTCGTGTCCTGCCAGAGTTGCAGTTGCAACTCGAGGTTGCGGATCTGCTGCTCGTGGTTCTGCTGTAGCTGCTCCATCCTGATCGCGTAATCCCAAAACCACCGATAGTCGATGACGATGCGGGCAACGACATCGTACTCGGCGGGCGTGAAGCACTTGTACGCTTCGACCTCACCGAAGTCGAGAGTTCGTGCGACGCGCTTGGTCAGCGAGAACCCTGGCGGCATCTCGTGCCGCTGCTGCGGCTTCGGGTCATCGGCCGATGCCGCGACGGAGTATGCGATCAATATCGTCAATGCTACGAGCTTCATCCAGCGCATCGTGTAGCTCCTCCCGTTGGCGAACGCTGTCTGCGATCTCGCCCCTGATGATCTCGACGTCGGCTTCCAAGATGCCAAGCGCCTTCTCGAGATCGTCGGCCCGCTTCTTCGCCGCTGCCAGCTCTGCGTCGATGCGAGCTGCGTCGTGGTCGATTGCGATGTCGACGCCGTCGTCCGCCTGCGGCTCGCAAGACCGCATGAGCACTACGGATGCGCCGACGACGAGCGCGACGACTATGAATAGGCCGACGGCCTTGGCGATCTTCCAGGCGCGCGTCCACCTCGGGTCGATACCCCACCACATCACGCTTCTCCGTCGTCTTGCGGCTCGTCATCGTCCTCGTCGTCCGCCTTGCCGAAGACCTGCTCGAACAGCGTCCTCGGGGCCTGTCCTGTCAGCGCCATCCCTCGAACGTACATGTCGAGCTTCGCCTGGTAGCCGTTGAAGACGAGAGCAATGCAGCCCATCGTCACGACGACGCCGAGCATGAACGCCGCGAGCGGCCAGCCGAGCTGCGGCTGCGTGAACAGCGCGACGATGGCGAGCGCCGAAAGCAGCACCTCCATGATCAAGAACGCGACGAACTTCTTGCTCTTGTGCCACGGCTTCTCGAATTTCGTGGCCAGCGCGATCCGTTGTTTGCCTGTCATGTTTTCACCTCCGGTATTTCCTTCGGCCAGTCGAGGCTGGGCGCGGCCCGCCTCATGTTCTCTTTGACGAAGCACGGCACGCCGAGCACGCGGCACCAGTGAACGATGCGCCGCGCGGACTCGACGAATTCGATCGTCGGCGGTGCGCCTGGCCCGCTCTGTGCGCCGACGACAACCCACTCGGCACCGCGAAGCACCTCGGAGTCGAACTGCCTGTCGAGTAACGGTTCGACGCTGACCCACCTCACGCCAGCGGTGTCGATGTCGCGCAGCTTGTCGATGCGCGTGCGGTGCGCGAGTCCCGATGTCGCGACCGAAACGCCGACGTGCATGTTGCCAGCCCAGATGTCGTCGCGCAGGTTCTCGGGCCGCTTGGTGAGCACCAAGAACGTGTGACGCGGATGCTCGAACGCGAGCGAGATCAAGCTCTCCCTCACCCACCGAGCTGGCAGCACCCGGTCCTCGATCCAGAACCGTCCATCCTTCCATGTCGCGACGTAGTAGGCGGTGCGGCCTCCGATGTCGCCCATCGACCCGACGAAAATCCTGCGCGGCTTGCGCGCGCGAGCGAGTTCGCCGTCGAGCCGTTCGAACAGGTACGGCGACACAACGGGCGTGAACGCCGCCATGCCTCCGCGTCGCAGCGCGGCCTGCATCGTCTTCTCGATGCCGCAGAGTCGGTTGGCGAAGCGCCGCGCGTAGCAGTAGGCGCACTCGTGGTAGCAGCCAGCAAAAGGGTTCTCGGTGTGCGTGCACCACTCGATCGCTTTGGAGTGCTCCCTCATTGGGCCACCTCGATGCCTGCGGCCTTGAGTGCCTGCGATGCGACGAAGCGCATCGAGCGATAGGCGGCTCGCCAGCCACCCTCCGCCTCCGGCTCGCAGGTCGCGATCTCGAGCATCGGCTCGGCGAGGAACCGTACGACGTTGGCGGCTCTGCGATTCGCCCATGCGACCAGCCACGCGCGTGCCTCGACGGGGTCGTCCAGCATCCCGCCTGCGAGCTGTTCGACGAGCTCGTCGAGCGCACAGTCCTCGTCCGGTTCGATGTGCTCGAAGTCTGCGGCGCACCCGTCGCATGTGTTGTAGCGACAGGCGGCGCACCGTGCCTTCGGCTTCGCCTGCTCGAGCGATGCGAGCCACGCCTCGTGCAGCTCGAGCGCGTCGTGCTGGAAAGCGGCCAGCACCTCGAAGCGCCCGTCTCTGACGAGCGCCTTGTGCTTGACCTCGTAGGCGTCCGCGCACGTCTTGCAGACCCTTGCGACCTGATAGTCGCTTGGCTTCATGCCGACGCCTCCGCCGTCGCCGAAGTGGTGAAGCTGTACGAATGGTCGTTCGCGACACACGCAGCACGGTGCCGGCTTCGTGGAGTGCGCGAAGCGCATGAACTCCTTGCAGCGAGCAGGCTTCGTCTTCATCCACATATCGAGTACCAAAACCCCTGTGAGTAGACGCGCAGATGCGCGAACGGTGTCGTCAGCGTGACGCTCGGTGCCATGTCGATCTGTCCGCCGCCTTGCACGTCGATGACGAGCGGGTTCGCGACAGAGGCGTTGCCGTTTTCGTCCTTCACGATCACCTCGCGCCCCTCGCCGTACGAGAACGCGCCGAGCAGCGTGATTAAGATCCCGCCAGCGGGTATCGATGTCACGGCGATTATGTCGTCGGGCAACTGCACCGAGTAGTCGTTGTCGACCTCGACCCGTGTCTTCGGCCCGACGCGCATCTCGTCGAGGTACATGCCGATCGCCGCCATCGCGAGCGGCCACGGCCCGAGGCGCACGGACTCGTCCCACGCCTTGCCGGTCGGATGGATCTCGTCGATGACGTTCTTCAAATGATTGCCGGGAGCACCGAAGCCGATCCGTGTCTGGTTGTCGTTCGTGGCGTCAGCAATCGCTTGCGCACGTGTTATCAGTTCGTCCTTACCCGCCACGAGTCACCTCCTCGAGTGCTGCGAGGTACAGCCGGTTGATGTACGCGAACGCCTTGCGCGAAAGCACAGCTGCGTTGATCCCGAACTTCGCGCAGAAGTAGTCACGTTGATCGTGCGTCGCGAGGTCGCCGCCGACAAAGCCGGTCGGCCAGTAGCCGATCGCGCTGCCTGCTCCGGCCCACGGTGAAGTCACGACGACGAGGTGCTCGCGGTCGCCGACTTCTGCGATAGTGACCGATGCGACTAGCGTTCCCGTTCGCTGGTAGCGGACAGCGATTTTCTGCGCTGTCTCCATTCGTCCTTTGCCTCCGGTAGCTGCAACCCACGTCTTCTACCTGTAGCCCTGATCATGTCGAGGAACGACGCGCCAATAGCGACGATCGCTACGATGAGCGTCACACCGAGAAAGCTCGCGAGAAAGAAGTCGAGCCTTTCAGGCATTACGACATGCACCTCTTGTGGTACGGCTTGCCCTCGTACATCTCGCGGATGCTGGGATCGCAGATGCGCTCGCCGCACGCGCAGCAAACGTCCATCGGTATCTCGACCTCGGCGTCCTCGCCAGCGGCTTGCGCGTGCCTGTTCAGTTCGACTTCGCGCCCGTCTTCGAGTTCGGCGACGAGTCGAGTGACGACGAGGTCGGCCGAGTCGTCATCCTCCGGCACCGATGCCGCAACGACCAGCTCTTGCAAGACGAGACGACGAACGTGCGTCTCCTTGGCCGACGCGACCTCGAGATCGGGATACGGTGGCGCGGCCTCCCAGTGAGTGCCTTGCTCGATCCCGAGCTGAAAACCGAACTTCGAGTCGGCGGCTGCGATCATCTCGCACCAGCGCCGTAGCTTGATGTCGCTGATCATCCCTGCCTCTTGGCCACCTTGCGCCGACGGGTCGCCATCGTGCGCTTGCCAGTGACCGGCTCGCCGATTGGAACGCCGCCGCGAGTGACGGGCTTCTTCGCTCTGCGTTCGAGCGGGCGCTCCTCCGATGGTGCGATGTTCACCGCGACGTTGCACCCCTGCTTGTCGTGCCGCATGACGGCGACGGCGAGTACGGTGCCGTACTGCTGGCAGCGCTCGGCCAGCCTGGTCTTCCAGTGCGGGTCGTTGAGCAGCTCGCCGACGGTGCTGCCTGTCTCGAGCTTTTCGATGAGCTTGGCCTCACCACGAACGACGCGCCCCTCGTGCCGCTTCTGCTCGCCGACGAATACGCCGACGACGGCCTTGGCTTTCTTGTCCATGTCACCCTCCGAGTTTGATCGGGCTTCCCTTGTTGATAGGTCGGACAGGCACGTAGTAGAGACACCTGTCGTATCGCTCGCGGTGGTCGCACCGCCCCTTGCCCTTGATGCGCGCGCACCGACCTGACTTCGTGACGCCCTCACACTCGACGTTGTCGAGCATGGCGACGCACTTCCGAATGAACGCGCGAGACCTCGGGCCGAGAAAGACGTTGCGCCTGACTTGGTCGAGCAGCTTCACCAGCTTCGGGTGGCGTTGCCCTTCCGGGTCCGCGTTCCGTATGAGGTGCACGAGCACCTCTTCGAGGTTGTCGGCGTCGTCGATCATTAGTCCTCGCGTCTCGCCATCTCGTGGTCGATGCGCGTGCGGTACATTCGCACCGCGTTGATCCGTTCGCGCATCGTCCTGAACTGCGCGCAGCTCCCGTCTTTCCGAAACCCTCTCGGCCCTGCGGCGTAGACGGACAGCGGGCCGATCCAGTCTGCGTCTTCCCATGCGAACTCGTCGCCGAAGACTCCGCCTGCTCCGTCTTGCTGGCATTGCGGTATGAACGACGCGAGCCACCGGACACCGAGAAGCAACCCGAGTCGCGGGTTGTGTTGCACCTTGTCCGGTGAGTAGCCAGCGAGCGCAACGCCGTGCAGCTGCATCAAGCCGCGCTCCTCGTGCGATGTGCCGATGACGTCGTAGGTCACCGATGATTCCTTCGCCACCATGTAGGCGACGACGAGGTGATCGTTCTTCGCGCCTGGCAGTTGTCCGCCGATGTCGGTTTGCTCATTCTGGTACATGATGACAGCGTCGACGAGGTACTCGGCGAACTCGGTGAAGCGCCGTCGCCGCTTGTCGTTCTCTGATGCGTTCTCGTCGTCGAACCACATTTCCCAAAGCAGCTCGACTTCTGCGATCATCTGCTCGGCGCTGATCTCGGACTCCGGCTTGTCGGCGAAGTCGACGCCCTGCTCGCATCCGTTCTGCTCGCAGTCGTCGCATGAGCAGCAATGCTCGTCGATCACAATGACCGGCTCGGGCCTTTCTTCCATCCACGGCTGGTCGCGGTGTCCCGCGTCGCTCGTGACTGCGGCGATGCCACAGGTCGAGGTCACGAAAAGCAAAACCAAAAGCGGTGTCAGTGGTTTCATCTGTCCCTCCTATTCACCCCCCGTAGCTGGCACCGACGCGCAAAAACTGCTCAAGGTACTGCGCGACGTATGCTTCGAACCGCTCCCAAGGGAATCCTGCCGGGTCCCACTTCTTGGGCGTGCACTGCAAGTGACCGATGAGTCCCACGTGCTGCTTCGCTTTGGGGACCACGGTGCGAGGGATGTGTCCGTTCGTGTTGCGCGGGAAGCGCGGCGCGACGATGTCGCTGGCATCGATGCCTTGCGCCAGCTCGACGGCGATCCATGTACCGGCTGCGAGGCGCGCGAGCGCGTCGACCTGCGGCTCGGTGAAACAGAACACCTGCCGCTTGCGACCGTGGATCACGTCGACGGCCTTCTTGTGCGGGAGGTTGTCGCGCTTCTTGCGGTTCGCCGCCGAGTAGTAGTTCGGGCGCTTGGCCGCGTCGGGATACAAGCAGCACTCGACGCCGACGGCGATCCGGTTGTGACCTCCTGCGTGCCAGCACCGCTCGACGACGTCGTTAAACTGAAAGATCCGGCCGTCGTCCTCGACTGCGAAATGCACCGACAGCTTGCGCGTGTTGTAGAGCGTCTCGTACATGCCGCTCGGGTTGCGTCCGTCGCCGCCGCTGTGGTGGACGAAGAACTGTGTCACGTCGTCGATGCCGCAAGGCCGCTGGTCGTAGCGCGGCCCTGTGATCACCTTGCGCTTGATGCGGCCTGTTCGCCTGTCCTCCTCTTCGACGACGACGCGCTTCTTCGTGTAGCCGTTGAAGCCTTCCGGCTCGTTCCATTTGAATACGCGAGCGCCGATGTCGACGAGGTCGCCGCAGACGACTATCGAGTCGTCGATGTCGATCGGTTCGCCGGTCAAGCTGATGCTCGGTCGCATGATCATCATCCCTCCTGTGAGCGTGGCAATCTTACCACACGTCGAGCCTCTAGCGCTCGTCGTCGGCGCTGTCACCCGTGTCCTCCTGTTGGCCGTCTCCGGTGGGCGGTTGCGGTACGGTCATGCCGACGCCTGCACCCTTGAGCTTGTCGCCGATTCCGCGCAAGCGGTCGAGCGCGGCGTGCGGGCCAGCGCCGCCTCCGCCAGCGGGTGAGGCACCGCCGAGCATCGCCGCCATTGCCATCTTGCCGCTCGCCTCGGCGCTCGCCTGTACGGCGTAGGCGTCCCGCTTGATCGTGGCGATCGTGCGAGCGAGCTTGACGGCGTCGTCGACGGCGTTGGCCTCTTCCGCTTTGGTCAGCATCTTGTTCAACACGTGCAGCGTGTCGACGGTGTTGGCGAGAATGGTCTGCGCGATCGGTTGCTGGTCGTTCATCGTCTTCTCCTTGCTACTCGAGGCCACGCCTGCTCTGGCAGAACGTCGGCATCTCCCACTTTTCGTTCGGGTCCATGTTGTCGAAGTCAGCCGGGACGATCTCTATCACGTCGAGTCCGACGGGAACATCGAAGGCGTCTTCGTATTCGAGGGACAGCTCGAGCGCGCGGTCGGCCGGCTCCTTCTCGATCCAGAAGCAGATGCTCGGCACCTTGTTCGCCCGCGTCCTCGTGTTCTCGTCGCCGACGACGAGGATTGCAAAGCCGCCGTCGCGCTCCGCTTTCTTCATGGCTTCCGCTGGCGACTTGCCGATGAGTAGTCCGATCGTGTCGCCCGTGTCCTCGCGGTACTCTTCCGCGAACTCGATGAGCGTCTTCTTCACCGACGCTTCGAGCTTGCCGTCGTCGGGGATAGTGTCGGGGTCGATCTCGTTGGCGGGCGGCAGCTCTTGCTGTTTGGGTTTTGCCTTGGGCGCTTCCTTCTTCTCGATGATCCCGAGCTGCGCCGCGCCGCGCTCCATCACGCGCTGCCGTGTCTCGCGCACCTTGCGAGTGACCGCCGATTTCTTCTTGCCGGACTCCTCCGCCTCCTTCGCTGCCGCGTCGGATTCTTCGCGCATCTCGTCGACGACGGCAATCACCTGCGGGTCTTCGCCTGAGAGGTGCTCGGCGCAGAGGTACTCGAGCGCGTGACCTTGCCACGTCTGGTCCTTGAAGTCGGGGTCGTTGCAGTTGCGGACGCGGATGCACTCGAGCGCGCGATCGATTGTGTTGTCCTTGGCCTCGAGGCCAACGCGGAAGCGCAGCATCGTGTAGCCTTGCTCGGACAGTGTCGGCTTCTTCTCCTTGCCCGCGCTCGGATCGTAGTCGGGATCGGGCCGCACAACCGACTTGGCGACCGCCGCCTTCACCTCGTTGTCGTCGACCTGCGCGAGCGCGACCGGCCCCTTGACGCTGGTCTTGTCGCCACACTTGGTACAGACGAGTGTGACCGATGTCTTCGTCTGCTTGTCGACGTTGAACGACGTACACCCGCACTGGCACACGACGATCGCTGTCTCGCTGACGGCTTGCACCGGGCCGTCGGCCTGTGGCTTGTCTTCCTTCTTGCCGTTCACCTTGCTGCGCTTCGGTGCCGCGCGCGTGGTCTTCTTCTTAGTAGTCATCGACGCCTCCTTTGTCCCACTGATCGTGCGCGTCCGCGCCTCCAAAGAAACTTCCTTGTCGTCGTCCCTTCTTGCGTTCCTGTCCTTCGTCGCGCGCCTCTTGCGGTTGGCGGTCGAAGCCAGGGAACGGCCCGTCTTCGTATTCCCACTGGCGCACCCACATGCGGCTGAGTTCGATCCACAGCCTGAGCATGCCGGTCTTTCCGTGGTTCGCCTTGCCGACGATGAGCTGCAAGTCGCGTCGTTCGTCGCCGTCGGGTTCGTAATAGCCGGGGCGGTAGAGGAACCACACGACGCGCGCGACTGCTTCGATCGCTCCCGATTGCCTGAGGTCCGACATTCGCGGTCGCTTGTCGGGTCGGTTCTCGACGTTGCGGTTGAGCTGGCAACCGAGGACGACAGGCACGTTCAGCTCCTTCGCCATGTTGCGGAATGTCCGCGCGGCGTTGGTCGCGATCGATGTGTCGTTCTCTCCGGTGTCGGCGACTTCGCCAAGATGGTCTGCGACGATCAAGTCGAGTCCGTGCATCTGCTGATGCGCCGCCGCAATCTGGTGGACGGCGGCCGATGTCAACCCGCCGCTGTCCTCGAACCACAGCGGCTTCTTGCCACTCAGCTTGTTGCCTGCGTCCATGAGCCGCTTCCATTCCTCGGCCCCTTGTGGTCGGCGCAGCATGATGTCGTTCAGGTCGATGTCGGCGAAGCGAGCGACCATCCGAGCGACAAGGTACTCCATGACGTCTTCGAGCGAGACGAACAACACGCGGTGTCCAGCGAGTGCTGCGTTCGTGGCTATGTTGAGCATGAACGCGGTCTTACCCATCGCCGGCCTGGCCGCGACGATATGCAGCAAGCCGGGCCACAGTCCGCCTGTCGTCTCGTCGATGATCGGTATGCCGGTCTTGACGATCCCTTGCGGGAGTGCTGCGCGCTCCATCTCGTCGTAGAGGTGCATCAGCGTGTCGTCGATGTGCTGCGGCCCACTGCCAATGCGAAGTTCCGCGGCTGCGAGCGTGACGGCTTGCCGCACCTCTGCGAGGTATGTCTCGACGCCTTCGGTTCCGGTGACGAAGCCGCGCGCTGTCGCCTCCATCGTCGCGTAGATCATGGCGCGCACCGCGTAGAGTGAGCGGACGATCCGTGCGTAGTGCTCGACGTTGGCGACTGTTGCAACAGAGTCGGTGAGCTGGCCCATGATGGTTGCGCCGCCGACTCGTTCGAGCTGACCGTTCGCTTTCAAAAAGTTCCCGAGCGTGACGGCGTCGATCGCGCTGTTGGCCTCGGCGAGTTCGATCATCGCCTTGTAAACCGTGCGCAGGTTCTCGAGGTAGAAATGCTCGGGCGAGACGATCGGCATCGCGTGCGCGAGCGCCGAGTTGTTCAGCAGGATCGCGCCGAGTACTGCTCGCTCTGCTTCTTGGTCGTATGGTGGGACTCGATCGGTCATCGCTTCCTCGTTGCGTTCACCTTGGCGGCGAGGTCGCCACCGTGCTGATAGGGCTGTTCCTGCTGCGCCGAATTCCGTCGTGGGTGTCCGCGCTCTTGACTGTAGCGTGCGCGGTTGAGAATAAACTTCGCGATGTCGACCTTCGCGCGATTGCGGTTCTCGAGCGTCCATGCGCCGAGGCGCTTGACGAGTCCGGCGTCGATGAGCGGGAACGTGTCGTCGTCTCCGAGGTTGCGCGCGAGGCGTACGGGATCGGGGACTGCCTCGAATGCAGTCATGATCCCTTTGCCTCTGACGTAGTACTCGGCTTCTTGTAGTGCGCGGTAGAACGCGACTTGCCTGTCAGTGAACTCGGGTGGCGGTTCGGTCGGTTTGACTGTTTCGACCATAACCCGCTGACGCTGGCGGGGCTGCTTCCGCGCAGCGGATGCTGCCCTTGCTTTCTTACTGTTACTGTTAATGCTAATGCTAATGGTGCGCGAACCGTTGTCGCCTTCCGGCGTAGACGGTTTCGGCTCGCCGGTGGAAACGGTTTCATGTTCCCCTGTGTTTTCGGTGCCTTGCCCGTCAGACGTTGTGCCTCCGGTGTCGGTGCCGTCATGGTGCGAGTCATCATTGCGACTTGCAATCGTGGTCGAAACGTCCTCCAAACGTCCCTCGAACGATCCCGAAGCGTCATCCGATCGTTCGTCCTCGTCTGGTCCAGAAGCACCGAGCCGACGGGCGAGCGAGTAGTGCAAGCTGCGGAGCTTGGCGACTCGTCCATCGTCGTTGCCGAATGCGGTGCGTAGCGATGAGAAAGCCGACTTGACCCACGCTCGCTTGATCTCCGTGTCTGGAAACTCCGCGAGTGCGCGCAGCCAGTGGTCGACGATGTTCGGGTTCGCTGGCAGGTCGTGTGCTACGGCGCGAGGTACCACGATGATCCGGTGCTCGGCCGATACGATGATCCAGGGAACGCCATCGTCTCGGATGGTCGACGCGAGTTCGTCGAGCGCCTCGTTCGTGCGCTGCACTCCGTGCGCGATGCGCTCGTGCTCGGGCGCGTCATCAGCGACCCCGCGCCGATCCCATCCGAGGTCTTCCATCAGGTTCAAGGCCGACGCCTCGATCAAGCCGGGACACTTGGACGCGCGCGGCGTCGTGAGCAAATGCACCCACATCCACCGCGCGTCGTCCGACAGCGTGTAGCGGAACGTCGGGTTGCGCCACGTCGCCCGCTCGAACTTGGCGTACAGCCGTTTTCGGTTCGCGGCCATTGGCTAGTCGTCGATGCCGAGCTGCTTCTTGCGCTCCGCCTCCTCGCGCTCCGCCTCCTCCGCTTCCATGCGCAGGGCATCGGCCTTCTCCTCGTCGCTCATGTCGCCCTCAGCGCCCGCCTGCTGGCCGTTGTCGCCCTCGGCCTTGTCCTGGGCCGCGTCGTCGCTGTCGTCGCCCTGCGGGGCCTTCCCGTCGCGCGCAGCCGCCTCTGCGGCCATCTTGGCGGCGAGTCCCTTCGTCTTGGCGAGCGAGAGGTTCTGCGCGTCCGCCAGCTTGCCCTCGTTCGGAGCGTTGGCCTCGAGCTGGCTCGCGATCACCGACGGCAGGGTCGTGCGGGCGATGTCGGCGAGCTGCTGCGACACGTTCGCCTCCTCGAGCGATGCGAGGTCGGCGGCGCGCTGGAAGTCCGGCGAGAGCGGCCAGTACTTGGCGCTCCAGCGAATCGGCGTCTTCTTGATCATCGGGATCGGAAACGCGAGCCACGGCTGCTTCGCGATCTGCTGGTAGTTCATTTCGTACTCGCCGCGGTCGCCCTTGCGAAGGTAGCGCTCATTGCCGTCGCCGCCCGTCTCCACGCGGATGCCTTTCTCCGCGAGGATCTTGTTGCGGTGCACGAGTATGTCGCTGAACGGGTACACCTCGAAGCTGTAGTAGCCCGCCTTGAATCGCAGACCCGAGTACACGGCGACCATCGGCCCGCGCTCCTCCGGCGTCTTGCGGTGGTCCCACCTGTGGTGAACGAACGGCTCGGAGCCGCGACGGAAGTCGAACTCGTCGTCGTGGTGAACGATGATCGATTCGACCTCTCGCACGTCGGGGTCGCGATAGGCGATGTCGATAAAGCCGCGATAGCCGATCTGCGCCTGTGCCTCGTAGTGCGAGATCTCCCACCTTCCGGTCTGCGGGTTCTTCTCGCGGACGGCGCGCGCGGACAGGTACGCCTGGCCGAGCGGTCCCTCGAGTCGGAGTCCGAGCGACGCCACAGTCATCAGCGCGCCCATGAGCGAGAGCGGCTCGCAGTTCAGCAGCTTGACGTCGAGACGAATCGTCGTCAGCGCCGCCTGCACCCACGGGTCGACGGGAACGTTGCGCGGTAGCGTCTTGCGAAGCACGTCGCGCATCGCCTCGTTGTCGAGCCACGACTTCACTCGGTCGTATGATCCCTGTTTGTTGCTGGTCATGGTTTCCCCTTCTTCTTGCGCCGACGTGCGTCGGCTTTCTTCTTCTGCGCCTCGACGAGAGCGGTGCCGACCTTGGCGACACTGTCCTCGATGGTTTCCGCTTCCCTGCGTAGCGTGCGGACGAACAGGTCCGCCCTGTTGGTGAGTTCGTCGAACGTCTCGACGTCGATGTCGTTGCCGTCCATGCCCTCGAGCAGCCTGCCGATCTCCGAGCGCAACGCCTCGAGGTGTCCCTCGACGGTGTCGCCCTGTAGCGATACCTCGACGATCTCGAACTGCGAACCCATCTCGCGCAGCTCCTCCACCTCTTTCTCGGTGGCGACGAGCTGCAGCGAGCCGGGCAGCGCGTCGTTCGCTGCGGTGTAGACGTTGCCGTCTGACGACGTGTACGTCAGCATCATGTGCTTGTGCATCTTGTCCTTCGGCTTCATGTGGACGGCCCACAGTCTGCCGTGGAACTGCCGCGACGGTGTCGTCGTTGGGAACTCGGCGGGAGCTATGCGCTCGAACACGCCGCGAAGGTCGCCGGTCATCGACATGATCTTGCTGCGCTTGGCCGTGATCTTCGTTGTGCCTGTAGCGACGTCGTCATCGATCTCGACTTGCCTCGGGCGCAGCACCATGCGGACGGGCGCTCCTTCGAGGCCGTCGACCTCGAGCACGATCGCTCTGCCGCCGTAGGTGTACGACGGCTTGTACTGCTCCTTGCTTCCCATCACGCGGTGAGTGAGGCGACGAGCGCCTTGTGCGCCTTGTCGATGCCGGTGGCGATCCCTTCTTGCTCGAGGTTGAGCATGCGCAGGTACAGCTCGGCCCGGTCGCGGAGTTCGTCGAAGGCGTCGACCGCGTCTTCGTCTCCGATGCGCCTCGAGATGAACAGCGACAGCTCATCCTTGAGCGTGAGCAGCTGACCGTCGAGCGTTTCGTCGCCGTAGCGAGCCTCGTCTTTGGGTCCGTAGTGACGGAACGACTTGAACGAATTTCCCTGCTTCTCGTAGCGAGTGAGATCGATCTCGGGGTGCTCGGCCTTGAGCTTCTTCTTGTCGAAGCTCTTGCGGCCCGCCTGCTCCGCATTCGAGAACTTGTGTCCGTTGGCGGTGATCACCTTGTCGAGTCCCGCCTCTTCGAGCGCCGACTTGATCTGCGCCTTGGCCGCGTCGAGCCTGAGCTTCGATGCGGTAAACGCTTCGTCGGCGAGCGTGAACTGCTTGACGGCCTCGTCCCACGCATCGCCGTCGACGTGCTGGTACTCTGACTTCGACTTCGGGATCTTGATCGGCTGCGGCGGTGCGGCCTCGATGGGCGGCTCGTCCCGCTCGACGTGGTTCTTCCAGAAGTGCTCGGCGTTGGCGAGGATCGCCCCGATCATCTCGTCGTTGCGCGGCACCTCGTAGATCTGTACGTCGCACTTCTCCGGCTCGTAGATTACGAAGCACACGCCAGGGCAGCCGTCGGGCAGCTTGCCGAGGTGCGGAAGCTCGCCGACGCTTGCGACGTGTACGAGGTGCTGCCCTTGCACTTGGTAGTAGTCCTTCAACCCCTCGGCGCGGATGCGGTCGGCGACGCGCTGCATCGGCGACTTCACCTCGACCACCCAGCCATCCTCGCGCAGTCCGTCGAAGTCGGCGTACAGCCACGGGCGGTCGGGGTCGACGACCTGAAACTCATTCCACCGCTCCTCGTCCGTCTCCGGCGCGTAGATCTTCATGCCGAGCTTCTGCTCGGCGAGCGCGATGGCGAGCGGCTCGTACATATGGCCGCGTCGAAAGTTGACGTTGTCGGGCTGCGGCTCGGGCTTCGACTTCTTGCTGATGTACGTGTCGAGCGATGTCGACTCGAACACCTTGCCGAGTGCGAGCACGGGCGAATCGCTCGAACCGACGCCGCGCTGGCGGCTCTCGAGCCATTCCTGTTCGTTGGTGATCCTCTTCGTCATGGTTTGCCTCCTTGTTGCTACCACCAGCTATACAAGCCAGGGTACGGGTCATCTGCGATCTCGTAGACCGCTTCGTCGCGAAGTGTCCCGGCGCACACGCGCCTGTACGGGCAGACGCTGCCGCGCGCGGCGCAAGCTCTCGGGTTGCGGGGCCACGTGCCGCGCCGCCGCGCCGTCTCGATCTCTCGGATCGTCTCGTAGGTATCAGCGAGCCACGAGTCGATCTGTTCGTCGGTGACGAAGCGGCGCACGCGGTAGGCGAATGACTCGCCGCGCTTGGCGAGCCTGTTCAGCAGCGAGCGAGCGGCCTCGCGCTGCTTGTCGTGGTCGAGGTGCTTGTACTGCTCGAGCTTGCTATTCCAGATCGCCCACGTCGTGTCGCACGCTGCGACGCTCATGCCGCCGACGCCTGTTCCGTTGCACGTCGGGCAGGGCTTCCGCACCTTGAGTCCAGAGTCGTCTTCGGTCAGGCAGTAGCCGTCTTTGCAGTGGCGACACTTCGTCGTGTTCGGAATCGATGGCGGTTTCGTGCGAACGAAGTCGAACTCGACGACGCGGACGGGCTTGCGGTTGAGCTTCGATGCGGCCCAGCAAAGGCCAGGGATGTCGAGCCGGTGTCCGAGTTCGGTGCGTACGTCGAGCGGGTCTGCGTTCGACGTCAGGTGCCTGACGACGAGCATCGGCTCGCCGTCCTCGTTCACGGTCAAGCGGTCGAGTAGGTGCGCCACCGTGTACTTCGACGGTCCACCTATCTTCTTGCGCTCGAACGTTGGCAGTCGGTGCTCGACGATGCGCCGCACTACTGGCTTGCCCTTGCGCTTGATGGCGTGCGCGACTGAGGCGTGCGCGTCCTCGTAGTGCACGAGGATACCGGCGACGTCGTCCTCGATGGCGCGCATGGTTGCTGCGAGATCTTCGTCGTGGGTGCTCGCGGCTCTCGTGTCGCGTGACCATTTCTCGGCCGCGCGCGCGACGATGCCGTCGACCTCGCCGGGCTCCTTGTTGAGCGCCAGCGCGAGGTCGCGAGCGTAGAGCACCTCGGCGAGCAACGACTTGACGCGCGGCGGGAACCAACGCGATCGGTTCGCCAGGCGGTAGTCGTTGACGTACTCGATGTTGAATCGGTGTCGGCAAGACGCTGCCACGCCAAGCATCGACGGCGTGTAGCGCGTAGAGGGTCGCGTCTGCATCTTCTACCCCGTGCGGGAGTCCCGCTCACAGAGGGACGGGCGAGCGTAGCTCAACGGAGGCAAACCATATCACCCGGCTCGCTCGTCCCTCTGTAGGCGGGACTCAGTCGAAGAATCCTTCGCCGTCGGTGCCAGTCCTCTTTTGCCGACGACGATCCATTTTTGCCTTTTTGGCTTGTGCGTATTCGTGTTCGGACACGGGCGTCAGCAACACCTCCATCGGCACCTCGAGCGCGCGAGAGATTTCGAGCGCGAGTGTCGCCTTCATGTTGCCTCTGCTGATGACGTCATGCAGCGACTGCGGTGTCTTGCCGATGCGTCGAGCGAGTTCGGCCCGTGAAATGCCGATGCGGTCGCACTCGACTTCGATCCTCAGTCGCAGGTCGTTGATTCGGTCATTCTGACTTGTCACTGTTTCCTGCCTCGTGTCCTGAAAGCCACGCCCCGCGCGGCCCAACCGTCCATCCAGCATAGGGGCGGGTGCGCGTACACGTCAAGGTTTTCGGGGATATAAGATTCGGAAACCCACGAGCCGCGCACGTTACCCGAGTCGGGTCTACGTGCGGTCGGCCTGGGTCACGAACTGCGCGCGCCGTAGCTCCAGCTCGCGCTTGATGGCTTCGCGGGCGCGGTCGGATGTCAGCGGCGAGCTGAACTCGTATCCGGCGACCAGCTCGAGCGCGTAGTCGAATCCTGCGAGGTAGTCGTCACAGCGCTCGCTGATCTCCTGCTTACGAGCGTGGCAGCTCACGCACCGCTGCGGGACGGCGTCGGGGTTGTTCCCTTGGCGGTACGCCTCGATGTCGTCGTTCGGGATCTGCTGCCCGCAGTCGATGCACGTCGGCGCGGCGTCGGTCTTCTTGTTGAGTCCGTCGGCGATGCGCTCGAGCGCGCGTGCGATGCGAGGTACGTCGACTTCGTAGAACTTCGCGCCCATGCGCGTCTGAAAGAATTGAATCGTCATCGTGCTCTCCTTGTTGTCGTGACGTACCGCGCCGGCTCCTCGTCGAGCTTGCGGGTCGGCCACTTCTTGAGTGCGTGCGTCGTCTGCTGCAAGGTGCGCCCGCATCGCGGGCAGGCGGTGAACCGTAGCGGGTAGTCGCGCCGCCACTCGAAGCGCAGCTCGCAGAAATTGCACTTGCCCTGCCTCGCCATCACACCACCTCGTCGAGCGCGTCGGTGTCGGCGAGCACCCTCTCCACGGCGTCGACGAGTAAGCCGTTCAACCACTCGTCGTCGTCGGGCGTGAACGCCTGTCCGTCCCACGAGCCGGTCATCACGCGCCCGTGTCCGTCTTGGTAGACCGCGACGGCGCTACCGAAGATCGACACCTCGATGAGTGCGCCCTCGAACCTGAAACAGATCATGGCTCCTCCTTCCATGTGCGCGACTTCTCAATTAGCGCCTGCGTGTAGCGAGCGCCGAGTCGAGCGAGCAGCGCTTCTTCGTCCTCGAGTTCGTCGGGCGTTGGTACGTGGTCTACGATGCGGTACGTGTTGAGTCCGTTGCAGCATCCAGCGCCGAAGGCGAGTACCCGCTCGACCCGACGCTTCTCTTGCTGGTCGGCTTGTTCGTAGTAGCCACAGCGCCAGCGGTGGCCGTCCCACTCGAGGTGCTTGCACCGACCGCGGCTCTCTGCCGTGCGGTCGATCCCGCACGTCGCCTTCCGGCAGCAGAAGCCGCAGCCGATGCACTCCATCAGACCCTCTGAAAGAACTTGTGCATCGCCTCGTCGTTGCGAAGCACGTCGTCGAGGTGCACCGTCTCGTCGCTGAACAGCTTGTTCGTGTCGGCGCTCGTGTAGGTTCCGACGAGAATTGAGTACACGGAGAACGACAGCTCGCGCTGCGCCGCCTTGAACTGAGCGAGCCACGAGTCGTCGACGCGGGCGTTGCCGTCCGTCACCATGACGATGTCGGCCTCGGAGAACGCTCCGGTGTCGCGGATCTTCTTGACGGCCTCGGACAGCGGACCCATGAAGTTCGTTCCGCCGTCGGCGGCGAAGAACGACACGGCAGCGAGTACCTCCTCGCGGTCGATGTCGGCCCACTTCGTGAACGTGTCCACGCGCAGTACGTTCGCGCCGAAGTGAACGATCGCGAACGCGCGCTTCTGCTTGTAGGCGATCTCGAGGAACGCCAGCGAGACGGCTGCGGCCCACACGTCGGCGTCACCGGCGCTCATCGACCCGCTGCTGTCGACGACCATGACGATCGGCCCCTGTTCCTTCTTCGGCGTCTTCGACAGCTCGAACTGCAAGAGGCTGCGCTCGTGGAGCTTGGACGCGAACACGAGGTCGATGTCGTCGTCGGTGTAGAGCGCTTCGGCTGGCACCATCTTGCGAAGCTCGTCGCCGCACTCGATGCCGGTCACCTCGTCGGTTCCCTTCTGTGGCTTCTGGCGCTGCTGCTCCATCGCGATGCGCCGCATTCTGCCGGCGAGCTCTGCGATGCGCTTGAGCCGCTTGTTCTGGTTCACCACCGACGCGAGCTTCTTGTGCACGGCCATCCGCGCCTTTCGCCCGCTGTGCTGCTCCATGCCGAAGCTGAACGCGTCGACGAGCCGTTCCTCGGCGTCGACCTGCTCGTTCGCCTTCTTCATGGCCGAGCGGATCGCGTTGCGGACGTCGGTGTCGTCGAGCATCGATGCGGCCTGCTCGTTGCGCTGCTTGCGCGCGGGCAGTCCGTTCGGGTTGTTCGGGTCGAGCTGCTCGTCGATCGTTTCCTGCAACGCCTCGCGCTCCTCGTCGGTGTCGGCGTTGTCGCGCAGCCGCTCGAGGTACTCGACGACCTCTTCGTCGCCACGAAGATCCTCGACGGGTTCCTCGGGCGCAGGCACGGAGTCGAGCAGCGTGTCGATGACAGCGGCGGTGCCGATGCCGGCCCAACGCTCGTTGCCCTTGCTGCGCTGGCGGAAGTCCTCGACCTCGGGCAGCTCGTCGATGCGCTCGTGCAGCTTGACGAACACGTCAGCGCCGGTCGCTGGCTCCTCGAGCTTCTCGGGCTGCTCCGCATAGAGGCGGTGAAACACCTCCGCCGAGAAGTCCGAAAACGCTTCGTAACGATCGCGCCCGACGCGGTCGGACTCCTCTGCGGCCTGGTCGACCATCTTGTGGTACTTCCACAGATGACGCTGAAAGCCGCTTGGCTTGTAAACGAGAGGGTCAGACATCGCGCACCTCTACTTCTTCTGGCGGAAAAACGTCACCGTGCTCATCATCTCGTCGACGTTGGCGATGGCGGCGTTCACCGTCTCGTTGGCCTCGGCGATGGCGGGGTTCTCGTCACCAGCCTCGTCGATGACGTCCAGCAGCGCGTCGCGGCGGCTGGCGACGTTGCTCGACACGTCGCTGATCTTCTTGATCATCTCGACCTTCGTCATCTGCCCGCTCTTGAGCAGCGAGATGTCGGGCAGCTCGCGCATCGCGGTCTTCACCGCGTCGATGATTGCCTCGGCGCGCGCGCCGTACGGGTCGGCGGCGTTGCCGATGATCGTCGACAGGCGCTCGCGCTCCTTGTGCTCCTTCCAGAGCACGTCGGCCAGTACCATGAAGTCGTTGCTCACGACGTTGCTGCGACCGGCGAGCACCGCGCGGGCCTTGATGGTCCGAACGGCCTTCACCCACGTCCTGTCGGATGCGACGAAACCCTCGTCCTCGACTGCGGCCTTGATGTTCAGCAGCGTGTCGATGTCGCCGTTCTTGAACGGCATCGAGTCGACGGCGTCGCGCAGCACGTCGAGGTCGCCCGGCTCGAGCTTCGCCGTCACCGGCGTCGTGCCACCAGCGCCGAGCAGCTTCGCGAGCGAGTCGCGGTCGCTGATGTAGTCGACCCAAAACTTGAAGCTGAACCGATCGAACAGCGCCTGCAGCGAGTCGTCCTGCGGGTACTCGTTCGACGCCGACAGCATGATCTCCAGCGGGCAGTCGATGAGCTGTCCGCCGTTGTGGAACTTGCGCTCGTTCATCAGTGTCAGCTTCGTGTTGAGGATCGCGCTCGACGCCTTGAAGATCTCGTCGTCGAAGATGACGCGAGAGGTCGCGGCGTAGCCGTCGAGCATCCGCTCGAAGCGGTCGTTCTTCAAGGCGCTGAACGACACGGGGCCGAAGACCTCTTCGACGGTCGTGAACTTGGTCAGCAGGATCTCGAAGTACGAACCGTCGGCGACGGCGTTGGCGAACGTGCGCGCGAACAACGACTTCGCGGTGCCGGGCGGTCCGAGCATCAGGCAATGCTCGCTCGACAGCAGCGCCGTCATCGCGCCACGCACCAGCGAGGTGCGCTCGGGGAATGCGGCGTCGAGTTGCGCGGTCACCTCCTTGGCGCGCGCGGTGGCGTCGTCGAGGTCGGGGAGCTGCTTCTTCGTCTTTGCGTTCATCGGTTTGCCTCCTTCGGTCCTCTTACCTCGAGGAACCTCGAAGCCCGCTCATCCACTTGACAAGCGGGCCTCGGCGCTCCTCCAAGCGCCGGGCCTTTGCCCTAGTTGTTCTTCGCTTCCTCGACGACGGCCAGCGACGCGACGAGTCCTTTGTGCGCATCGTTGAGTCGCTTCATCAGCTCGTCCTGCTTGTTGCCGAGCACGCGGGCGTGCAGCTCGATCTGGTCGCGGAGGTCGTCGAACATCTCGACCCGCTTCTCCAGCGTCGACACGCGCGTGTTGCCCTTCGAGCAGAACGACTGCAACTGCTCCATGAGTCCGTCGAGTCGCGCCTCGAGCGTTTCCTCGGACGCCGTGATCAAGCTGTTGATCGTCTCCTCGGTGTCGAACACGGGAATGATCACCGTCGAGTTGCCGAGCGCGGACATAAACTCCTTCCACGCGCGGACGCGGTCGGCGTTCGGCGACGGCACCCACCACAAGCCGCCGTGCTCGAGCAGCCGGATCGCTCCCCACCGCTCGAACGCGCGCTGGAACGCGACGCGGATGTCGCCGGGCAGGTAGCGCACGCAGAGGTCTTCGTACTGCGCCTTGACCTTCTGCGCGATCGGGTGCGTCTCGTCGGACAGCTTGAGCATCTCGTCGGCGTCCTTGCCGTCCTTGTACGCCTCCTTGTCGAAGCCGACCTTGCACTCCGTCTCGAACGAAGCGTCCTTCGGCGACAGCGACCCACCGGCCGCGTCGACGATGTCGCGCCGGACGATGGCGTGCACGATCTTCAACTCCGTCTCCTCGATCTTGACCGCCGCGAAGCGGCGCTCGTCGCGGCGTCCGCCCTTCACGGCGTCGTTGACCGCGCGGCGGTACGCGCTGGCGGGCGAGAGCTTCGGCAATCCGAGATCCTCGTCGAGTCCGTGCTGCTCGGCGAGGTCGGTTACGGTCGACTGCTTGTGCGCGCCGTTGAGCGACCAGCCACACAGGTCGCCCAAGTGCTTGCCCTCTTGCATTGCGAGCAGCTTGTTCATCACCTCTGACTTCGTCATGGTTTGCCTCC